GGTGGCGGCCTACGCAGACCTGCCCCAAGTGAGCGACGGCCTGGTCCTCGTCCCGCTCGAGGCGTCGGGCCTCGTCGGCGACTCCACCATGCGCGACTACGACACCCTCGCCGACATCCTCGCCGGAGCCACCAACGAACAGACCTCCATCGGCAGGAAGACCCTCACCGGCGTCACCGTCACGGTCGACGACACCAACGACCGCGTCTCGATCGACGCCGCCGACGTCGTCTGGACCTCACCCACCGGCAACCCGGTCGGCGCCGTCGTCATCTGCTACGACTCCGACACCACCAGCGGCACCGACAGCGCCCTCGTACCCGTGGCCAAGCAGGACGTGATCTGGTCCCCGGACGGCACGACCTTCACCCTGGCCATCGCGGATTTCGCCCGGGTGAGCTCCACCGGGTAGCGCCCACCGGCCCGACGGCAGGAGCGGGAGGCCGAGTTGACGACCTTCACAGACGACTTCGCCCGGCCCGACTCGAGCAACCTGGGCACCGACTGGGCCGAGGTGAGCGGAGACTGGGCCATCCTCTCCGGCCAGCTCTCCCCCGGCAGTGCGGGCGGCACGATCATCCTGCGCCTCGCCACCCCGATGGCCACCTCCGACCACTTCGTCCAGGTGACGATCGCCGCGACCACCGCAGCGAGCCACGGCGTATGGGCCAGGGGCAACAGCAACATCACCTCCGGCTATCTGTGGCGCACCGACGGCACGGAGTGGACGCTCTTCGCGGTCGTCGGCGGATCCTTCACCGCCATCGGCAGCTACACCGCCGCAGCCGCGCCCGGCGACGTCGCCAAGCTGCAGGCGGTCGGCAGCACGATCAGCGCCTACGTCAACGGGGTCCTCCGCGTCTCCGTCGTCGACACCAGCGTCACGACCGGCACCGGCGTGGGCCTCCGCGGCGAGTCCACCAGCGCGATCCGGTACGACACCTTCTCCGCCGGCGACGTCTCCGCCGGCGCGACACTCGGCACCGCGAGCAGCACCGAGACAGCCCAGCCGCTCACGGGTTCCAAGAGCGCCACGCTCGGCACAGCCACGGAGGCCGACGACGCTCAAGCCCTCAGCGGCTCCAAGGCGAGCACCCTCGGCATCGCCAGCGCCACCGAAGCCGCCCAGGAGCTCACCGGAGCGAAGAGCGCCACGCTCCCCACCGCGAGCAGCACTGAGACCGCCCAGCCCCTGACTGGGGCCAAGAGTGCCACGCTCGGCATCGCCGCGGAGGCCGACTCAGGGCAGGCCCTCACCGGCTCCAAGACGCGCACACTGAGCCCTGCAGGCGAACGCGACACTGCCCTGGGCCTCGGTACGCCCGAGGAGCTCGATGAGGTCGGCTACGACGTCGGACAGCCCTACACCAGCGAGGCCACGGGGCAGCCCTACACGACATGGGAGGTCGGACAGCCATGGTGACCAGACTCCAGCCCCTCGTCATGGCCCACACCTCCCTCGAGTTCATCCACATCCCCGTCACAGGCAGCCCAGACCTAGAGACACCCCCCGACCTGGCCTTCCTGACCACAGCAGGCACACCAGACGACGAGGACTGGCACACGGCCGAGTGGCACGAGGGCACGGCACGCATCCGCATTGGCCCAGGAGGCGACGTCACCGACCTCGAACCAGGCCGATACCGCATCCACATCCGCTTCACAGCAGGACCAGAGCGTCCAGTGATCAACGTGGGACAGCTCCACCTGACCTGACCCTTGGGGGCTACCCACCCAGGGGACATACCCGAGGGGAAGGGGATACCCATGCCGTATGCCCCGCCCTCCCGATGCACAGACCCCGAGTGCCATGAGCTCGCCACCAAGGGATCACGCTGCGACGAACACCAGCCCATCCCATGGCGAGGCAGGGACAACAAGGCTGAGCGCTACGGCATCAGCTCAGGCGAGTGGCGCACGCTGAAGCGCAAGATCACCAAGCGTGACAACGGATGCTGCTACATGTGCGGCGCCGAACCCGTCGACCCCGATCTCTACGACGAGGACGACCGCTCCACCCATCCGCACGAGCTCGACCACGTCATCCCGATCAGCGAGGGAGGCGCACGCCGCTCCCTCGACAACCTCGGACTCGCCTGCACCACGTGCCACGACGAGAAGAGCAAGGTCGAGGCCCGAAGAGCCAACCAGCGACGTCACAAGGCCCGCTGACTCCCCACCAGCCCTCTGGAGGCCACCCCATGCCCGACCAGACCACCGCCCAGCAGCTCATCGCGTACCGGCGGGAGCTCCGCGCCGGAGGCCTCGACGCCGACCTCGCCAACGACCTGGTCCGGGACGCCGCGCAGACGATCGTCCTGCACCACGGCCTTCAGACGGCCCCAGATCCGGCTTCTGAGATCCGATTTTCCGGCCCGTCCGGGGTCCCGGAGGGGGTAGGGGAGTCAAAATCACCAGCTTGATTTTCACGGGGCCCGCCGCGGTCAACTCGGAACGCGTCGTCTCAGAAAAAATTCCGGGCGATGGGCTCCGGGGTCGTCACGCTGCGTGAACGAGGGAGGTGAACTCGTGCTCTCGTTCGTGCTCCGACGTCTCCGCGTCCACCATCGCTCCGACCGAGCTCGCCGCCGACGCCCTGTCTGCCGGTGCGGTCGGCTTCACCTCGGCCCGCGCTGACCCCGCGCGATCACTCGCCGCTCGAGTCGGAGATCGCGGCCTCGCGCACCTCCGCAGCGATCTCGCCCTCGCCTCGCTCCTCGAGCCGACCGGCCAGCGCGATGACAGCGCGCAGCGCAGCCTCGACACGATCGGCGCGCTCCGCCTCGCGGGTGGCCATGTTCAGCGCGACGTCGCGCTCACGGCGCAGCTCGACGAGCTCGGGGTCACGGACGAACATGCCGCGCCCCATGAGGACGTTGACCGCGCCCTCGGCTCGCAACTCGGCAAGGCCTTGACGCACCGTCGGGCGGGTCACGCTGAACTCGGCGGCGAGGGCGCTCTCGGATGGCAGCGCGGTGCCGGGCGGGTACGTGCCGTCCTCGATCCGAGCGACAATCGCGTCTCTGATCTGCCGGTACTTCGGAGCCTGATTCGTCATGGCGGACAGCATCGCAGGACCGGAGGTGATCACCGTGGGCCGGACAGCTCAGCCCGCCGCCCTCAAGCTCATCGGCGGCCGCGGCAACGGCACCGACTCCGGCGGCCGCAAGGTCAACCCGGGACCGGCCTTCCGCCGCATCGCACCGAAGCCGCCGACGTGGCTGAGCCGGGAGGCTGCCGCCGAGTGGCGACGAGTGACACCCGGCCTGCAGCGCCTGGACCTCCTCAAAGAGGAGGATCGCGCCGTCCTCGCCGCGTACTGCGAGACGTGGTCCCAGTTCGTTACGGCCACTCGCACGGTGTCCGACGAGGGCATCACCGCCGAGGTCACCACGGTCAGCGCCTCCGGCAGCGAGACGACGCGCACCGTCCCGCACCCGGCGGTGGCGATCGCCCGGTCCGCCGGCCGTGAGCTCCGCGCGTTCGCCGCTCAGTTCGGCCTGACACCCAGCAGTGAGCAGGCCCTCGCGAGAGGGGCCGACGATGGCGAGGACGACAACCCGTTCGCGTAAGCCGGGCAAGCCCAAGGCCGCCGCCCGGCGTGACGACATCGAGCTGCCGGACGAGGAGACTCTGGACCGGCTGAAGCTCTCCCCCGAGATCGCCTGGTACCTGGTCTCTCGCGGTATCCCGCTGCCGGACTCTCCGCCGCTTCACCAGACGCCCTCACCCGGCGAGGCGCCCGGTGCCGCGTTCGACCCAGCCCGCGTCGACCGCGTGGTCAACGCGTTCTCCAAGCTGCGGCACACCAAGGGCCAGTGGGCCGGTCAGCCGCTGCGGCCGGACCCGTGGCAGGTCGCGTACGTCATCGCCCCGGTGTTCGGCTGGGTCCACTGGGACGACGACGCCGACGACTATGTGCGCGTCGTCTCCGAGCTGTACGTCGACGTCCCCCGCAAGAACGGCAAGAGCACGCTGTGCGGCGGCATCGCGATCTACATGACTTGCGCGGACGGCGAGCCCGGCGCGGAGGTCCTGGCCGCGGCCACCACGAAGGACCAGGCGCGGTTCGTCTTCGACCCGATCCGACGGCTTGCCGACTCGGCGCCAGCGCTCAAGGGCCACGTCAAGCCGCTCAAGGACAAGATCCTCCACCAGCGGTCCGGCTCGTACTTCCAGGTCATCTCGAACGTGGCCGACGCGCAGCACGGCGCGAACCTGCACGGGTACGTCCTCGACGAGCTCCACATCCACAAGACGCCGGACATGCTCGAGACCCTCGAGTCCGGCACTGGCTCGCGCCGCCAGCCGCTCGGCGTCGTCATCACCACGGCGGACACCGGCAAGCGAGAGACGCCGTACGACAACAAGCGGCGCCGCATCGAGCAGCTGGCCCGCCGCGTCCTGCACGACCCGTCCGTGTACGGGGTGATCTTCGCTGCACCGAACGACGCCGACCCGCACGCCGAGGCGACCTGGCGCGCGGCCAACCCCGGCTTCGGCGTGTCCCCGACACGGGCCTATCTGGCGAAGGCCTCGCGCAAGGCGGAGTCGTCGCCCGCCGACCTGGCCTCCTTCAAGCGGCTGCACCTGGGCATCCGCACGCGGCAGGACGTCAAGTACCTGCCGATCGCCGCCTGGGACCGCAACGCGGGCATGGTCGACGAGACCGCGCTGCACGGCCGACAGACCTGGGGCGGCCTGGACCTCGCAGCGACGTCCGACCTGTGCGCGCTGTGCTGGCTGTTCCCCGACGACGAGACCGGCCAGCTGGACGCCCTCTGGCGGTTCTGGACGCCGGAGGACAACGTCGAGGCACTCGACAAGCGGACAGCGAAGGCCGCGTCCCGGTGGGTCAAGGAAGGCTGGCTCACCACCACCCCGGGCAACGTCGCCGACTACGACTGGATCAAGGACCAGATCCGGAAGGACCGTGACCTCTTCCGCGTCCGATCCATCGGCTACGACCCATGGAACGCAAGCCAGTTGACGAACGACCTGGTCTCCGAGCGGGCCAACCTGGTCAAGGTCCGGCAGGGTTTCCAGACCCTCTCACCGGTACTCAAAGAGACGCAGCGCCTGATCCTGCAGGGAACGCCGGAGACGCCCGTCCTACGGCACGGCGGCAACCCGGTGGTCCGGTGGTGCGTCGACAACCTGGCCGTGGCCATGGACCCCTCGGGCAACGTCAAGCCGGACAAGGCCAACTCCGGCGACAAGATCGATGGCGTCTCCGCGCTCCTGACCGCCATGTCTGAAGTCATCGCCAGGCCCCCGCGCCGGAAGAGCCGGTACGCGGACGAGGACGAAATCATGGTCGTCTAGCGGAATCCGAAGGCCGCGCCGTAGCCAACCGGCGCCCGCCCTGCGGGAGTCGGTACCTGCAAGTCAACGTCGATCGTCAGCTCGACCGACTGGCCGTCGTCTGCGACCTGGGCCGCAATGAGGCGCCCCGTCTTCGGCTCACTGCCCTCGATGTTCACCGGCAGCTGCTTGCCGATCTGGCTGTCGAACGCGTCCGCCGTGAAGATCTCACCGGCGGGAGCGGGCTGCTTAAAGCTCATCTTCATGCCGCCACGGTAGCGGCCCCACGTAGGGAGGTCGCCGTGTTCGCGTGGCGCCGTACAGCGGTACGCAAAAGGGTCATCGTCAACCTGCCGGACAAGGCGTTCCGGGCGATCCTGTGGGCCAAGCGCGGCCCGCTCCTGGTGCTCCGGGACGTGGAGCTCCTCGAGGCCGGCCGCGCCCCGCAGGCGGTGGACGGCGAGGTCGTCGTCGAGCGCACCCGGGTGGAGTTCGTCCAGGTCCTCGCCGGGGGTGAGAGCTGATGGCGTTCGTGGTCAGCTCTGGTGAACTGGCCACCACGGGGGCCGGGGTGCTGCCGGCGTACGCGCCGATCTCGCTGCGGGCCGCGCCGTGGGAGTACGAGACGATCTGGCGCACCCAGCCCCAGGTCCGCACGGTCATCTCGTTCCTGGCGCGGAACATCGCTCAGCTCGGGGTGCACGTCTATCGCAGGGTGAGCGACACCGACCGCGAACGGCTCACCCAACACCCGCTCGCGCAGCTGCTCAACAGCCCGCTGCTCGGCATGACGACGTACCGGTTCATCGAGCGGCTCGTCTCGGACGTGGCCCTGTACGACAACTGGTACGGGATCAAGGTGAAGCTCAACGGCACGCTGCGGATCCTGCCGGTGCCGCCCACGCTGATCCGCCCGTACGGCGGGAACTGGATCCGGCCCGAGAAGTACCAGACCGCCGGCGGCAAGGACTTCCAGCCGGACGAGGTGATCCACATCCATGGCTACTCGCCGACCGACCTCACGTACGGCGAGTCGCCCATCGAGGCCCTGCGGGACCTGCTGCTCGAGTCCGACGAGGCAGCCAAGCAGCGCCGGCAGATGTGGAAGTCCGGGGCCCGTCTGACGGGTGTCCTCGTCCGGCCAGCCGACGCGCCGGACTGGGGTGAGAAGGACAAGCGCCGCTTCCGCGAGATGTGGCGCAGCTTCACCGACGGGGGCGGTGCAGAGGGTGGTACGCCGATCCTCGAGGACGGCATGACCTACGACAAGGTCGGCTTCAACCCGGAGCAGGCGCAGTACATCGAGGCCCGCAAGCTGACCCGCGAAGAGGTCAGCGCGGCCTACTTCATCCCACCGCCGCTCATCGGGATCCTCGACCACGCCACGTACTCCAACATCAAGGAGCAGCACGCCCACCTGTACCAGGACACCCTGGGTCCGTGGACCGTGATGATCCAGCAGGAGTTCGCGGCTCAGGTCCTCCCCGACCTCCCTGATAACGAGGACGTCTACTGCGAGTTCAACATCGCGGAGAAGATGCGCGGCTCCTTCGAGGAGCAGGCAGCCGCGATGTCCACCATGGTCGGCGGCCCGGTCATGACCCGCAACGAGGGACGTGCCCGACTGAACCTCTCCAGCATCGAAGGCGCCGACGAGCTGATCGTCCCCATGAACGTCACCGAGGGCGGCCTCGCGTCGCCTCGGGACACGGCGCCGGACCCGGCGGCCGCTCCCCCAAAAGCGCGCGGCCTGCCGCGTAGCAAGGCCAGCGGCAGGCCTTCCACCATCGGCACCTTCGCCTCGGAGCGGGACGCCCTCGAGGGCACGCTGGTGAAGTTCACCGAGCGCCAGGCCGACGCGCTCCTGGCGGCCGCCGGCGCGAAGGCCGCCGACGGCACGGCCATGCCGGACCTGCTCGCCCTGTGGGCTGCCGGGTCCGAGGACCGGCTCGCGCAACTGCAGGCGCTCCTGGCCCACCACGGCTACCGGCTCGCCCAGGTCGGCGCGTGGGGCGTGCTCGACGTTCACAACCCGGAGGCCGAGGGATGGTCGGCCGAGGTGATGCTGGCCTGGATCCTCGCCGCGGCACAGACACACGCCGCGCAGCACGAGGAGGCCGGGCGGGCAGCCGTCGCCAAGGTGCAGGAGGAAGGCGGCGACGGCTGGCAGGAGGCCCTGCAGACGGCCGCTGGTGCGTGGGGTTCCGCGGCCGCTGCACGGGCCCGCACCGCCGCCACTGAGACCCGGTCGTTCGGGGGCCACGACGCCGCCGGCGCGAGCGGCCTCACCAAGAAGATCTGGGTCACCGGCGGCACCAATCCACGCGCCAGCCACAAGGCGCAGAACGGCGAACAGGTCTCTCTCGACGACGTGTTCTCCAACGGGCTGCGCTGGCCCGGCGACAGCAGCGGCGAGACCAAGGAGCTCGTCAACTGCAACTGCTCTCTCGACTACGCGAAGGAGGAATGACGCCGTGCGCACGATGGAAGTCACCGCGAAGGTGAAGGCAGCGGGCGTCGCCGACGGCCTGGCCGAGGGACAGTTCCGCGCCCTCGTCTCGGTGTTCGACAACGAGGACACCTACGGCGACGTCGTCCGCCCCGGCGCCTTCGCCCAGACCCTGATGGACTGGGCGGCCAA